TCAAAAAGTTCTTCATGGTCTTTTACCCCGAACCCATCTTTCGTGTATCCCACAAAAGACGTTTTCGTTTCAGGTGCGTAGGGTGGGTCTAGATATACAAAATCATCCTTATTGATGTTTTTGAATGCTTCTCTAAAATCACATTGCCTAAATTGAACATCCTTAATGAGTTCACTCACACGTAACAATTCATCACCCCCAATCATTGCAGGTGTAGTTTTAGGATGTCCATACGGTACATTAAATCCATTTGGTCCTTCTCTGTAGACACCACGAAAACACATTTTATTTAAAAAAATAAATGTTGCCGAACGCTTAGGTGTTTCTTCCTTTTCAGTATTAAATCTCTTTCGAATCCAGTAATAGTAATTCTCTTTAGATTTCATAGCCTCTTCAAGTGTTTCCGCCTTGCGATTAACTTCAGACCCTTTACATTTTTCGTACTCATCATACAAGGTTTTGAGATTACTATGCACATCACGTGGTTGAGACTGTATATTTGTATAGAGAGCAATGAGTGACCCATTAAGGTCATATACACATACTTTACCTGTAACTAATTCCCTCGACAATACCGAGAGAAGGACACTCCCACCTCCCACGAAAACTTCATGGTAATCCTTGATTTTCGTTGGAAATGAACCTAAGACATCCTCTATAATTTGAGTTTTACCACCAACCCATTTAATGAATGGTTTCATATTCTAAATTGAAATTAAAGTTTTAAGCTCTTCTATAGTCATGGAAGAGATTCGTAAGAATCACAATGACGCTAAGAGAAATCTTATACAGTCTGTCTCGAGAGAAGGAGAACATATTCTCGATGTAGGATGTGGTTTCGGTGGAGACCTTCAAAAATGGCACAAGTGTGGAGTCAATATAAATATGTGTGACCCAGAGCCATCAGCCCTTGAGGAGGCTCGTTTACGTGCAAAAAATATGCACATGCGTGTCAATTTCTATGAGGGTGATATTCACAACTGCCCACATAGAACGTTCAATGTCGTGTGCTTTAACTTTTCATTGCATTATATATTTGCTAGTAAGGGTCTATTTTTCAGTTCTATTCGTGAAATAAAAAAACGTATAAAACCCGGTGGAGTTCTAATTGGTATAATTCCTGATTCTGAAAAAATAATTTTTAAAACACCGTTGATTGATGATAGTGGTAATTTTTTCAAACTAAAAGACTATGGAAATGGTGGATTTGGTGAGAAATTGTTCGTAAACCTGGTTGATACACCATACTACGCTGATGGACCAAAGTCAGAACCAGTGGCCTTTAAGGACCTATTAATTACACACCTAGAAGAGTTGGGATTCAGTTTACAACTTTGGGAGGGACTCACGGGAAATCCCATCTCAGAGTTGTATAGTAAATTTATCTTTGTATATAAAAGATGATAGCGTTGATTCTATTATTGTTCCTCAATTTAGTCATTCTTTACAAAACCAGGGAACCTCAGGAACTTGTCGAAGTCAAGGAGAAGTATCGTATTCTCAGGGAACATATCCGCGATACAGGGAATGAGAAATATAAAATGCTTGTTCATCCTACACCTATAACCGGTATGAAAAAGATGAAAGATTCCGTTGGGTCTAATACAAACAAAGGGAGTGAAATAGTTGTATGCTTGGATGGTAAGACGAATGAAATTTTCCACGTTCTCATACATGAGTTAGCTCACTCAACTGTGGATGAATATTCACATTCACAAGAATTCTGGAATAATTACATTGAACTTCGGGACATGTGTGTACATCTAGGTATTTACCAGCAAATACCACATAAAACAGAATTCTGTGGTCAGCACATTCAGGATAAATAATCTCAGTCTAATTTAAATGAAGACACCAGTGAACATTCTACTTACCGCAATTGCATACTGGTTGGTACTGTATGCCACCACCCTTGTACCTCTAATTTCTAAGAACTACTATTTGAATCTCGTATGGATGACTGTTATGATACCAAACATCATTCGTTTTGCGATTGGTAACATTCCCCGTCTCGCTGTAGACAGGGTATTCTTCCTTTCGGCTACATTTATTGCGTTAATTGCTACTTTCATTATTAACCAAATTTCTAAAGAGACGAAGGATGCTATTAAAGACCACACAGTTGACACTAACGAGAAGCTTAAATTGAGCGCCTTGTTAGCGGGGACATTCACTATTGGTGTACTCGCAACGTATTATTCGGGTATTGATAACTCGATTTACAGTAATATGGGTTGGGAACGACCTGTTTAGGGCTTGATGACATAGTCCTTCATTATGTAAAAGACTACACCAGCCACAACACCTGTGGTGGCAAGGCCAACCATACTCCTACCCCCTTGTTCGTTAAGGAACTTGGGGATAGAAGTCGCCAACCTGTCCTGAATAGGCTTGCTGATAGCAAGGGCAGCACACGCCGCCACTAGGGCAGCAGCCATCTGCTCGTCAGTGAGGTTTAGGGGGTTCTTACTCTCGGGCTTCTCCGCCTGGCCATTAGCACCATGCATTCCCTGGGGTTGAGGAGCGGTCATCTGGGGCATCATACCCTGCATGCGGGGCTCTTCAGTCATCTGGGGTGGGTCCATCATAATATCATTAATTGGTGTAGAATCCATCGTCTCTTTACTTTGACTCACATTTTTTTCAGGTTGATTGTACGCTTGGCTGGGAACAAAAGCATTGGAAGGTTTGTTGCTGACTAACGGAACCATTCCTTCACCGTCATCTGCCAAATTCATGGTCGTCATTCGATCCGATGCCATTTAATATACCCATAGTTTTTTGAACTTTTATCGAGACGCACTTATTTCCTCTTGGTGATTGTGAGGGCAGTTTTTTTAGAAGCCTTCTTTGCATCTTCTTCTTTCTGATCCATGTGTTTGGGATTATACATCTTTTGATGAAGTCTCCAGAGGTCTGGACCACCTACCCTGAAGTTTTTCCTTAGGCTCGCCTTGTACCAAAATACACAATCCTGTATCTTGTTAGACTTTACTGTATTATCTAAAACCAGACATTCGTAATTTTCAGTACAAGCATCCATCACTTTATTGAACATGTCGAAATTTGGAAAAATACCAAAGAATGATTTATATAACTTTTCTCTATTCTGGAGAATGTTTTCCCTGAGAAGAAAGACGTAATCAACATTTGCTCGAAGTGCTGGAGGTAAATCCATACAGTATTGCATCGTCAACATGAAGAAAATCTTCCAGTGACGCCCATTCATAAAACATTGTCGAATACATGTATCTTTGAGAAACTTGTTGTCATACATACAATCATCTAAAAGCATGAAAGCACCACAATTCTTTTTTCCACTACCAACCAATTTACGTTGTCTCGCCATGACTCTTTCGATAGCCTCCCTGTCGTAATCACCGTACACGAACAAGTCTGGAATGAATTCTGAATAAAAGTGATTCCCCTCTTCTGTTCCTGAAAGAACAATACCCGCAGGGAGGTGTTTCTTATGATACATGATATCTTTCACCAGGGTCGACTTACCAGTATTACGCTTTCCAATAAAAACACATACCCGATCGTCTGTGATACTCTCAGGTTTGAATTTCTTCAACTGGAGATTCATTCTATTATAATTTGGGGTTTTATTAACACTTTTTTTACTCATCTACAATAGGAATGGCTGGTCGTCTGAGACTTGCTGCCACTGGAGTGCAGAATGAATGGCTTACAGGTGAACCACAGTTTTCATATTTTCTGACAAAGTTTAAAAGACATTCAAAGTTCTCATTCGATTTCATTGAAAGTCAGTTTAATGGAGACATAGACTTTGATAGTACCATAACATGTAGAATACCTGGGGACAAAGGTGATTTAGTTAAGAACCTCACGTTGAAGATAACCCTCCAAGACCCTACACCTGAAAGTGGGGGCGCTTCAAATGATAATATATGGTGTCCTTCTGTTATAACTCATCTAATTGAGCATGCCGACCTTCTTATAGGGGGGCAACTGGTTGAAAGAATCACAGGAGAGTATATTTATATGCATCAACAATTGTACAATACAAGTGATGATATAGACCAAACCATATACTTTTTAACAGGGCATGGTAATATTTTGAGTTATGCTTCTGGAACGAATTACACCTATTTCTTAGAACTTCCATTCTACTTTTATAGAAATCCATCCCTAGCTATACCAACGTGTGCCCTAACAAAACAAGTTGTGGAGGTTAGAATTAAGACTAGACCTCTTTCTGAACTTATATTTGGTGGTCCTCAAGGGGATGAGATTGCTTCGATTCCGAAGTTCTCGATGGATACAGAGTTTATCTATGTATCCCCAGATGAAAGTAATTTCTTAAAGTCGAGACCTTTAGATTATCTCATTACACAGGTACAAATGTCCAAATTCAAGATGAAGAGTGGTGATACTACAAAATCAGTTATGCTCAACTTCAAACACCCAGTCAAAGAACTTTTCTTTGTATCGCAATCTGATGTCTCTTTTCAAAACAATTACCCAAATGAATACAATACGATAACAAATGCTG